CAAATGACTATGCACGAAATATTAGAAAAAGTAAGAAAGGCAAAAAATAAAGCACTAAAGATCAAGATTCTTAAGGAGAATGATACCCCAGAATTAAGATCACTACTCAAGAGTTCTTTTGATCCCAATATAGAATGGCTATTACCAGAGGGTCCTGTACCCTACGATCAAAAAGACTTTAAGCTTGGTGATGGGTCACATAAATTTCTAGAAACCGAAATACCAACTCTATACCATTTCGTTAAGGGTGGTAATGATGGGATGAAATCAGTAAAGAGAGAACAGACATATATACAATTACTGGAATCTCTACATGAGACCGAGGCAAAACTGCTAATTGCAGCAAAAGATAAGCTCCTTGGTAAAACGTATAATATATCTGATCAGGTAGTTAAGGAAGCTTTTGATTGGAACAAGTCCTACACGAGGAATTAGCTATGCCTACATATTCATTAAAGGAGGTTGCCACTGGTATTATATCAGAGGTTTTCATATCAATATCGAGGATGGAAGAGCTAGTATCATCCGGTGAATATGAACAAATTATAGGATCCCCTACTATAGTTACTGGGGTAGGTAATCCACTTAAAAATACTCCCTCAGGATTTAAAGATGTATTGAAGGAAGTTAAAAAAAATTCACCCAAGGCTACAATGGAAATAAACTAAAGGACTAAAAGGATTTAATTAAATTGGCATCGAGAAAGAAAATGACAGTAAAACAAGAAAATCTAGTAAAAATATCTCCAATCACTGAAGCTCAAGGTGTAACAGAAAAGGCTTTCGAGAATAATAAACATCTATTCCTATATGGATCTGCCGGTACAGGGAAGACTTTTCTTTCTTTGTATCTTGCACTACAAGAGGCTTTTAAGAGTCGTAAGCAAGTCTATATTGTGAGATCCCTCGTACCAACAAGAGATGTTGGCTTTTTACCAGGAACAATTGAAGAGAAGTCTGATCTATATCAAGAACCATATAAGAATATGGTCAAGTATATGTTTGAGCAACAAAGCGATGAGGCCTTTAATAGTCTTTATTCTAGGTTAGTTGATCAAGGTACTATACAATTTCTCAGTACCTCATTCCTAAGAGGTATAACATTAGATAATGCAATCATTATAGTAGATGAATCACAGAATCTAACTTTCTGGGAATTAAACAGTATTATAACTAGAGTTGGAGAAGATTCTAGAATTATATTCTCTGGTGATATTGATCAAACTGATCTTAGGAAAGGGGAGAGTGATGGCTTCTCAACCCTACTAAGCATATTGAGTACTATGACTGAGTTCGAGTGTGTTGAATTTGGATTAAATGATATTGTTAGGTCTGGATTCATTAAATCGTATCTTATAGCTAAAATGAAAAGTGGACTATAACGTTCTCTAGTGAAGTGTAGTTTACAATTTGAGTAATTTATATTATAATAGTATCACATTACAAGTACGTATAGGAGATATAATGTTAATGAGCGCAAACGATTTCTCAAAGAAGATTGAGAATCTATCAGAGGAACATAACCTATCTTTAATAGATACTATAACATGGTATGCTGAGAAAAATGAAATAGAGATTGAAAGCATTACTAAAATGCTAACTAAAAACATTAAGGAGAAAATATATTATGAAGCTTCGAAAATCCGATGTGTTAAAAAGAAACCAGAACTACCTATTTAATTCATGACTAATCTAGAATGGAACGAATATGTAGCATGTAATTACTACATAGGTATGAGATGTCATTTCGGTAATGATAATTTCAATTTCATTAATATGATTAAGGGCAATCGATTTTTTTATAAGGTAGATCATTATAATAAGAGGAGAGATAAAGTATTATTCAAGAAATTATCTAAACAATATGGTAGAATAGATTTCATGAAATATATATTGAGTAATATAGTCTATTCCCATTTGTCGAAAGATAATACTGTTCGAATGCATTTGACTGATATGTCAGATGATAAGTTTAAAAAATGGTCTGGCAAAACTGAAAGTCTATTCTACAATTTCAAAAATGACATAGGTAGATTGAAAGAACACACTAACTCATTCAACGAATTATTTGAAATAAAGCACAATGAAATACCTATACTTCTTAGAGCTAATATATCTATAGAAACATTGAGCATATTAAATGGGATGACTAACTTCTCAAAGAGATTCGATGAAAATCTACACCATTTCCTATGGATACCTGTTAGTTATAAAGTTAGAAATTATGAACCATTACTTTCACATTTTACTGCCTACGACAAAGAAAAATATAAGCAATATTTAATATCTGAGATGGAGAGATGAAAATGAATAAGGACGAGGTCATTGACGATTTAGAAAGAGAGATCGATACATTAAATAAAAAAGTGAGAGATCTAGAATATGAGAATGCTGTGAAAGATGTTAAAGAAGAAGCGCTTTGGAATGGTATCAACAAAAAGGAAATGAATGATGGAATTAACTGAGCAATCTTTAAAACTACTTAAAGATTATTATATGAAAGAGTATGAAAAGTCTCCAGAAGAAGCATTCAAAAGAACCTCATATGCCTTCTCTGGAGGCGATGACAAACTAGCCGAACGAATATATTCGTATATTATTAAAAACTGGTTTATGTTTTCTTCACCAATTCTTAGTAATGCACCACGAAAAGATGAAAAGGTAAGAGGTCTTCCTATATCTTGTTTCTTAGGATATGTACCTGATACACTAGAAGGTCTTATAGATCATACCTCAGAACTAAGATGGTTATCTGTTAAAGGCGGTGGAGTCGGCGGGCATTGGTCTGATGTACGTTCGGTGAGCGATATAGCTCCAGGTCCTATCCCATTCCTTCATACAGTCGATGCTGACATGACAGCATACAAGCAAGGGGTAACACGGAAAGGATCTTATGCAGCTTACATGGATATATCTCATCCTGATATTATGGAATTCCTATCTCTTAGAATACCAACTGGTGATGTCAATAGAAAGTGTCTTAATCTTCATCATGGTGTTAATGTACCAGATGCATTTATGGAAGCCCTCGAGAATAATGATGAATGGCTTCTGAGAGATCCAAACAGCAAGAAAGATGTTGATTTCGTCAAGGCACGAGAATTATGGGAAACTCTCTTAGAGACCCGTTATCGTACAGGTGAACCCTACATTTATTTCATTGATAAAGCCAATGATGCTTATCCACAAACACAAAAAGATAAAGGTTTATTCTCTAGAGGCTCTAATCTTTGTATTGAGATTACATTACCAACCAATGAAGAAAGAACAGCCGTATGCTGTCTATCATCATTAAACCTAGAAATGTATGATGAATGGAAAGATTCAACATTAGTAGAGGATCTTACTGTATTCCTTGATAATGTTCTACAATACTTTATTGACAATGCACCAGATGAGATAGAAAAAGCCAGATATTCTGCATCTCAGGAACGTAGTATTGGTATAGGCGCAATGGGTTGGCATAATCTCTTAATGAAGAAATCTATTCCCTTTGAGTCACAAGCTGCTGCTGAACTTAATGAAGAAGTATTCTCACTCATTAAAGAACGCTCTGTATCTATGTCATTGGCATTAGGCGCTGAACGTGGTGAATGTCCTGATATGGTTGGAACAGGAAGACGTAATGCTAACCTCCTAGCTATTGCACCTAATGCCAACTCATCATCTATTGCAGGAACATCACCATCAGTAGAACCTATTAAAGCTAATGCCTTTGTACATAGAACAAGAGCAGGATCTCATTTGATTAAGAATAGATATATATCATCATTACTTGGGGATTATAATCAAGATACTGAGGAAGTTTGGAACACAATTATAGCTAATAATGGATCTGTGCAGCATTTAGAGTTTCTTAGCGCACATGAAAAAAGTGTATTTAAGACTGCTATCGAAATTGACCAAGATGCTATTGTTCGTTTAGGCGGTCAGAGAGCTAAATATATTTGTCAGTCACAGTCCCTTAACGTATTCTTTCCTGCCGGGGTTGATAAGAAGTATCTCCATGAAGTACATTATAATGCATGGAAATATGGCAACAAATCTCTATATTATTTGAGAACTGAAACATCTAATAAGGCGGAAACCCTATCCAATAAGATTGAACAGAAGACTATGAAAGATTATGGGGAAACTCCAAGTGGTCAAGATCTCTTAGCATCCGTACCAGGTGAGTTTGCAAGTCAAGATGATTGTGCATCATGTCAGGGGTAATACTATGAAAGTAGTTATTAATGATTGTGAAGGCGGATTCTTTCTATCCAAAAAAGCAAAGAAGATGATAGGAATGGGCCACGCTGCATCTGAGTGGTGGGAAAAGTATGGTGATAGACATGATCCTAATTTAGTTGAAGTAGTAGAGGAATTAGGATCCGAAGCTTCTGAGGATATAGTATGGGAAGCATTTACTATAAAGTCAAACCTAGTAATACGTGAAATACCAGATGGTGATAAGTATTGCATAGATAAGGTTAATGGGAAAGAGACATTGGTTAACTTATCAGTTATACCGATAGTTTGCCCAGCATCTATTCACGTTAAATCGTTATATAAGAGTCTAAAACGTAATTAAAGTGCTGAAGGGAATTATTATATTACTACTATTCTCGAGTGTATCATGTGCAGAACCTAAATGGAATGAAGGTCTCAAAGTCGATGGAATGGATGATATGGAAGTATGGGGATTGTCTGGTCGGTGGATTGAAGAGAGTAAAGTTACAAAGCTTTGTTTCTTTTATATGAAAAGATATATAAGTTGTGCTAATATACCAGAAAATTCAAAAAAAAAGTGAAAAAAGTTGAAATAAATGTTTACAATCCTATTAATATGCGGTACAATTAACTATAAATTAAATTAATTAGCAATGTTAAGGAGATATAACATGAACAACTTAGAATTAGATACAATCATCAAAGCTTATGATTTCGAACCTATGCCAGAAAGAGACGATTGCTACATCATAGGAAATATCAAAGAGGTTAGATTCAACTCATACGTCATTGAAGTTCTAGAAGATTCTTGGGACGGAACTGGAAGGGTTGGACAAGAAATAATTGTACCAAAACCTGAATATATGATGCACGATTTCGAAGGAAGAATCTCTGTCATGAATGAAGAGACTCTACATTGAGCAATATAATATTAGTAGATGTCGATGGGGTATTATTAGATTGGGAGAGATCATTCACAGATTGGATGATCTCTCATGGATTCAATCCAGTAGAGGGTCACGATAAATTATATAAGGTATACCAGAAATTTGGATTACCTAGATCTCAGAGTAATGTTATGGCACGATACTTCAATGAAAGTGCTGGGATAGAGCATATGCCGCCTCTTCGTGATGCGGTCAAATATGTTCGTATGCTTCACGAAGATCATGGCTACGTATTTCATTTAATATCATCTCTATCTTCAGATAGGCATGCACAAAGATTAAGGACTAAGAATATTAAATGCTTATTTGGAAAGACCGCATTTGAGAAATTCATTTACCTTGAAACTGGTGCTGATAAAGATAAAGTGCTAGAGGAATATAAGGACACAGGCTATATTGGATCGAAGATAAACCTGCTAACGCAGATGCAGGTCAAGCTCTTGGATTAGTGCCAATCCTCATAGCTCATGAGCACAATAGACATTATAAAGGCCATTCTGTTTGGTGGTGGAAAGATATATATAGTATTTTAACGAATAGAGAGTGTCATAATTATGAAGATTGAAGTATATTCTAAGCCAAACTGTTCCTTTTGTGATTCTGTGAAGGCTTGGTTTGATAAGCATGATGTAAGATATGAAGTAAAAGATATAATGGAGAAGGAAGAGTATTTTGAGGAATGGTCTAAGTTTGGTCAAAGATCTGTTCCTCAAATAGCATGTGATGGGAAACTCTTTGGTAACTATGACAATCTCATGGCAGAGAAAGAGAAATTCTTATTTGAAAAGAAAGTCACTATGCTTACACCATCTGAGACATATAAACCGTTTAGATACCCATGGGCAGTTGAATTGACTAAGCGTCATGAACAAGCACATTGGATTGAAGATGAAATAGATCTATCAGATGATGTAGCTGATTGGAAAAAGGGCACTCTCCCCAATTTCGAGAAAGATTTTATTATACAAGTCCTACGACTATTCACACAAAGTGATGTAGCTGTCGGTCAAAATTATTATGATTTCTTTATTCCTAAGATGAAGAATAATGAGATTCGTAATATGTTAGGATCATTTGCAGCTCGTGAAGGTATCCATCAAAGAGCATATGCACTATTGAATGATACTTTAGGACTTCCTGAATCAGAGTTCCATGCCTTTCTTGAATATAAAGAAATGGCTGATAAAGTTGATTTCATGAGGGATAATGATAATAGTAATTATAACAATTTAGCTATATCTGTAGCCAAATCTGTATTCTCTGAGGGTATATCACTCTTTGCCTCATTTGTAATGCTATTAAACTTTCAACGATCTGGTAAAATGAAGGGAATGTGTAAGGTTGTTGAATGGTCTATTAGAGATGAAAGTATGCACGTTGAGGGTATGTCAGAATTATTTAGAGAATTCTGTAAAGAACATCCAAAAGTAATTACCGATGACTTTAAGCGTAATATATATGAAATGCTAAGAAATGTAGTTACATTAGAAGATAAATTCATTGACCTAGCTTATGGCAAGAACAATGAAATAGACGGTCTTAAAAAGGAGGACGTATCCCTATATATTAGACATATAGCAGATAGAAGACTCCTGCAACTAGGTCTTAAACCAAACTTTAAGGTTAAGGATAATCCTCTACCATGGCTAGATTGGGTACTCAATGCACCAGATCATACCAACTTCTTTGAGAATAGAGTCACTGAATATGAGGTTGGAGGTCTTAAAGGATCATGGTCAGATGTCTATTAGTATAAATAGTATAATTACCTACTAAGATAGTACTATGATTGATTTCAATACTTTTAATGCGCTGAATGCACTTAATGCACTTAATGAAAATGTTAAGAATCTATTAATTAAGGATATGGAGCTGAAGAAGAAGTATTCTTTAGAGGTTTGGAGTATACTTCAAGAGGCATATTCTTCTATTGGTGGATTAAAGGGGTCTGGATTTAATAGTGTAGATGATATGATTGAGAATATCCCATTTTGGAAACTTATCATGAAAGACTCTATTGTACATGGAGTAGTTATGTATAAGGATTCAGGAGGCAGAAAGGCAGTTGCTCTTGGGGTTTTAAAAGGTTCTAGCTATGGCATAACCATGATTAAGAGTATCTTTAAGGATACTTTTAAAGTTTCATTTGGAGAGTTGAGTAAAGCTGCACTTAATATGGCTCTAAAGTCCGTACCGGATCAAGTTATTCGTCAATTGATACATACCCCTGAAAGCGCTGAAAAGATCCTAGGGAAGGAAACTACACCTCTTAAGGATATACCTAAGGATGAATGGCCATCAGATGCTATAGTAACTATTAAAAAGTTTCCATGGCTCCTAGATTATGGTTACATAAGAATGCTTAAGGGTAAACCATATTTTAAGGTATTAATTGGTAAAGAGGGTTTACAAATTAAATAAATTATGTTATAATTATATTATAAATTAAATTGATTAGTGAAGTGAGAAATGAGCAATATATTATATGTACATGGATATAGATCAAAGTTTGATCGTAACTCTAAAAAAATAAATACCTTAGAATCTATTGGTACCATAGTATATGGTCTTGATATAGATTATGATAATGAGACCCGTGAAGAGATCTTAAAAAGAATTGATACATTTATAAGGGATTTTAATATCGATTATGTTGTTGGTACTTCTATGGGTGGTTATATTGCTGCTCAATCCGGAGTTCCTTATATTGCTTTAAATCCTGCACTACACATTCCAGGTTATCCACCCTTCAAATCCTATCACAGTAAAAATCTGATATTGCTCAATAAAGGAGATGAACTATTTGATTCATATACTTCTTTCAGAGAATTAACTAAAGGTGGTCTCGATCCATACCTGACAGAGGGAGGAGATCACAGGTTCTCAAATATCGATAATCTAGCAGTGACAGCATTATTAAGAGAATTTGATTCAGATATCTTTTTTGCGAATTATAACTTGAGCGACGGGATAGGAGATGTAGATTAGGTTCATATATATTCATTTAACATTATGAATTATATATATGACATGGATATACAATGGAAAGGATTATGAGCCTAATGACTTAGATCCTAAGAAGGTACATGGATTTGTTTATGAAATAACTAATCTTGAGAATGGTAAAAAATATATTGGTAAGAAATCTTTTTGGTTTAAAAAAACATATCAAAAGAATCTAAAGAGAAGAAAGAAGGTAGTTGAGTCCGATTGGAAAGATTATTATGGATCATCTGAATTATTATTAGAAGATCTATTGAATGAGGGTAACGAAAACTTTCGTAGAGAAATACTAAGAGTCTGTAAGACTAAGTCGGAATGCTCTTATTATGAAGCTAAATATCAGTTTGGCAGAGGTGTACTAGAATCAGACCTATATTATAATAGATGGATCATGGTCAAAGTGAGGGAATCACACTTAATTAAGCATCAAGATAGAACAAAGGGCCTGTAGCTCAACAGTAGAGCAGCGTCCTCATAAGACGTAGGTTGTAGGTGCAAATCCTACCAGGCCCACCAAATAGAATAGGAGTATATAATGAGAATGCGATATATTTGTGGTGGTAAAAAGGCTATATTCAGTAGAAAGGATATGTGGAATTTAGACAGTACCTTAAATCCTATTATAGCAGAGGGATTAAAGAAGTTCAGAGAAGTCATGTCTGATCCCTCCACAAAAGGAGCAGGCCACCCGGGGGATATACCCGATATGGAAGGGTGGTTAAATATTATTGATGAAATGATATTCGCCTTTGAGCATCCTGATCCCCCTCATGTACCTGATAATATAGAATTCGAGCATCGCTACATAGGTGAACCTGATGAAAATGGCTTCCAAGAGGTGATAATTGACGTAAATGACGAAGTTGCCTATGCTGAGCATCAATCTCTATGTGATGAGCATACTGAGAGAGTTCGTGAGGGACGTAAACTATTTGTTAAATATTACGAAAGTCTTTGGTGGTAAAATGAACTATAAACGTAAGAAATCCAAGAGAAATGTTAGATGCACAATTTGTACCGAACTGAGATGGAGAGGTAACAATAATGGAAGACGTAGACATTCGGATTCAAAGAATATGGGAATGATGAGTGAAAAACGTATTGAGAATATACGTCATAGACCCGGAGATCATGATTTTTATTAATAAGAGGAATGAAGATGAAATGGATATGTAGATTAGTATTAGTGCTAGGTTTAGGAACAATTATATCACTATTAGTGGTACTACCTCATGTATTAGGTAATAAAGTATTAGAGAATGACGAGATTGTAATGATCAAAGACCTTGTTAAAATCCCTTGTACTTGGGAAGAGGGTTATCATGGTTACTTCTGTAGATGAAAGATTAATTAAATTTTATAAATGGGGAAAAGATGGGTAATAATATTATTGGGATAGACTTAGGAACTACAAATTCATGTGTAGCCGTATTAGAGTCAGGTAAAGCTAAAGTTATTGAAAATTCGGAGGGTTCTAGAACTACACCTTCTATTGTGGCATATTCTGACGGTGAGGTATTAGTAGGTCAATCTGCTAAAAGACAATCAGTAACAAATCCTAAGGATACGTTATTTGCAATTAAAAGACTTATTGGTCGTAAATATAAAGATAATGCAGTTCAGAAAGATATAAAAATGGTTCCGTACTCTATTATTGAAGCTGATAATGGGGATGCTTGGGTAAATGCAGGTGGCAAGAAGACTTCAGCACCAGAAGTTTCTGCCAAAATTCTTATGAAACTTAAAAAGGATGCGGAGTCATATTTAGGGGAGACTGTAACTGAAGCTGTTATAACAGTACCTGCATATTTTAATGATTCACAAAGACAAGCAACTAAGGATGCAGGTAAAATTGCAGGACTTGATGTAAAGAGAATCATCAATGAACCTACTGCAGCAGCATTGGCATTTGGATTAGATAATCCTGAAGGTGATACTACTATTGCTGTATATGATATGGGTGGTGGTACATTTGATGTATCTATTATTGAGATTGCAGAGATTGAAGGTGAGTATCAATTTGAGGTATTAGCTACAAATGGTGATACATTCCTTGGTGGTGAAGATTTTGATTTAAGACTTATCGATTACCTTTCTGATGAGTTCCAAAAAGAAAACTCTGTTGATCTTCATAACGATCCTATGGCACTTCAAAGATTAAAAGAAGCTGCAGAAAAGGCAAAGATAGAACTATCATCAGCAGAACAAACTGATGTTAATTTGCCTTATATTACGGCAGATGCAACAGGACCTAAACATTTAAATGTTAAGTTAACTCGGTCTAAACTAGAATCATTAGTAGATGATCTCCTAGAACGTTCTAAAAAACCATGCGAAGTAGCATTAAAGGATGCGGGATTAAAAGCATCTGACATTAATGATGTTATTTTAGTAGGGGGTCAGACAAGAATGCCTAAAGTACAGGAATTAGTGGAAGATTTTTTCGGTAAAGAACCGAGAAGAGATACTAATCCTGATGAAGCAGTTGCTCTTGGCGCTTCAATCCAAGGTGGTGTACTTGGAGGTGATGTTAAAGATGTTCTTCTTTTAGATGTAACCCCTTTATCTCTGGGTATTGAGACTATGGGGGGTGTTATGACTAAAGTTATTGAGAAAAATACAACTATTCCGACTAAGGCTTCTCAAACATTTTCAACAGCAGAAGATAATCAAGGAGCAGTAACAGTTCATGTTCTGCAAGGTGAGAGAGAAGTAGCTTCTGGTAATAAATCACTAGGTCGTTTTGACTTATCCGATATTCCACCTGCTCCTCGTGGAACACCTCAAATTGAAGTATCCTTTGATATTGATTCAAATGGTATTCTTAATGTATCTGCTAAAGACAAGGCAACTGATAAAGAACAATCTATTGTTATTAAAGCATCATCTGGTCTATCCGATGAGGATGTTGAACGTATGGTTAAAGATGCTGAACTTCATGCAGAAGAAGATCGTAAAGTAACTGAATTAGCGGGTTCTCGTAATCAAGCTGAAGGAATGATTAATGCAGTTAATAAAGGTCTAGAAGAGTTTGGGGATAAAGTAACAGAGGAAGAAAAGACAGAAATTGATAATACCGTTAAGGATTTAGAATCTGTGTTAAAAGATGATGATAAAGGTACTATTGAAGAAAAGACTACTGCATTAACTGAGTTATTTGGTAAGTTATCTCAAAGAATGTATGAAGAAAACAAAGAAGAACCTGGAGTTGATGAAGAAGAATCTATAGTTGATGCAGAATTTGAAGAGGAGCTAGAAAGCAAATGATAAAAAATATTTTTGATTGGACTTCTGCCATAGGATGTATTGCATTTTCACTATGGCTTATAACAAGACCTATTCCATCTCATGCAAGTGATCATACCATTGCAACTAAAGATCCTAGTGGTACACATGGATGGGTCTATAATAGTAAGACTATGGTCCTGCAATTCTGCACTCAAGTAAGTGGAGATAGATATGACGCTATGGCAGAGGTCCTATGTATTCCGTATCCTAAGAAAGTTAGAGTAGTGGATGAATATGAATCCTTTTTATTGGATATACCCATTCCAGAGCCAGAAGCGCCGAAGCCCTATAGATTACCAAGTAAGCCATGAGTGATATACTATTTGAAAATGATCTATGGAAGATTGAAATTATTGAGCCTGGTTTAATTCCTAATCCTATACTACAAAGAGCTAGAGGTAAGTTTGCATTCTTTGATAAATGCGGAAAGGTTTATATGCCAATGTCTATATATTGTGGTGCAGATAAAGTAAATGGGATTTTACCACAAGGAACTTTAATTGAATGGAAAGATCGATGTATTGAAATGTTTGAGACTAAGTTGAGATATAATTTATATATATCTCTATACAATGAAATGAAAGGAGATATTAATGACAGAAGTAAATGAATTAAGTTATGCAATGAACACACTATTTTTTGTAATCTCAGGTGCTATGGTTATGTGGATGGCCGCTGGATTTACAATGCTAGAAGCGGGATCGGTTAGAACTAAAAATGTAACAGAGATACTTACTAAGAATGTAGCATTGTTCGCAGTAGCATCTATATCCTATTTATTTGTTGGATATGAATTAATGTATGGTTGGAATGAAATGGATACCCATAGTATATATTCTGACTTTTTCTTTCAGATGGTCTTTGTTGCAACTGCTATGTCTGTTGTATCCGGTGCGGTAGCTGAGCGTAAAAAATTATGGTCATTCCTGGTATTTTCCGCAATCTTTACTGCAGTGCTATATCCAATAGTGGGACAATGGACCTGGGGAGGGGGTTGGCTTTCAGAGAGAGGCTTTTCAGACTTTGCTGGATCTGGTATTGTTCATATGTCTGGTGCATGTGCTGCCTTAGCTGCGGTCATTATGATAGGTCCCAGAAAGGGGAAATACGATAAAAAGGGGCATCCTAAACCAATTCACGGTTCTAATATGGCACAAGTAGCATTGGGTACATTAATATTATGGCTTGGATGGTTCTTCTTTAATGGTGGTTCACAATTGGCATTCTCAACAATAGATGATACTAATGCTGTGGCTAAGATATTTGTTAATACTAATATGGCAGCTGCAGGTGGATTGTTGGGTGCTATGATTGTATCTAAACTATGGACTGGCAAAACTATACTTAACGCATCTTTAAATGGTGCTCTTGCCGGATTAGTTGTTATCACAGCAGATCCATATAACCCTTCACCACAAATTTCGGTATTATATGGAGCCATAGGTGGTACTATAATTCCTTATGCTATGAGTATCCTTGAAAGAAAGGGTATTGATGATCCAGTAGGTGCCATATCAGTTCATGGTATTGCTGGGATTATCGGGCTATTACTAGTACCGATCTTCAACGATGATGCTACATTACAAGCTCAGGCAGAGGGTATTGGGGTCATTGGTACCTTTGTATTCACCACATCTATTGTAATATGGTGGCTCTTGCATATTACAATAGGTATTAGGGTCGGAAAAGAAGAGGAATTGGCTGGATCTGATATGTGGGAAGGTACAGGGTCAGCATATCCTGAATTTATGGATAAAGAATAGTTTACAATATGTTAATAATGTTATATAATATATTATAAATCAATTGAGAAAGGAATTATATGAAAGCAGAATATATTGATCATATGGGTGATGACATCACGATAGTTAATAGTGCACGTGTCTCATTTAATAAGACATCAGAAGGTCTTGAGGTAGTAGATAATGTTCCTATTCTAAAGGAAGGTGATAAGAAACTAATTAATTTTCTTGCTAAGCATAATCACTTTACTCCATTCACCCATGCTACTATAACTATTAGAGAAACTGTACCAATCTTTGTAGCACGACAACGATTTAAGCACGTTATCGGATTCAGTTATAATGAAGTAAGTAGAAGATATGTATCAGATGATCCGGAATTTCATACTCCTAGAAATTGGAGAAAGAGACCTGAGAATGTTAAACAGGGCTCTTCAGATACGGAGTTTGTTGAGACATTTGATGATGATCTATCTAGCTTATGGAATATTAAATCCTCTGATTCTATTAGCGATAATTATCAAACATTCATCATTAAGGCAAGACAATTATACAATGAGATGTTAGGTGCTGGGGTATGTCCTGAGCAAGCACGTATGGTTCTTCCACAATCTATGCTAACTGAATATTATGTTACAGGATCATTAATGGCATGGGCAAGAGCTTATAATCTACGTAAAAGTCCGACAGCTCAGTTAGAGATTCAGGAATTGGCTAAGAAATGGGATAATATAATTAGGGGATTATACCCTACATCATGGGAGGCATTAACAAATTGAAGAGAGAAATAAATCAGGCGGATTTTGATACAATTGCACTATTCTGGGGCTACATTGCCCTATTAAACTTGAAAGAGAGAGGGAAATATTATGGACGTTGAAATTTTAAATAGAGCTTGGTACATGGGTAGAGACATTAAAGTCAGATACAGAAACTTTAATATGGATTGGGTAAAAGTACCAAAACAGAGGGATGAGGGTATGGCATTATATAGTACTCTACCTTGGGATTTAGAGAAATATGAATATGAGATATCTGGAAATCAGTAATGTTCATTCATTCAAAGCGGGAGTACTTAGATTATGATGATCTGGTTTCGGAGACTCGAAAGTCTGGTAGAAAATACATTATTCCTTCTGGAGAGAAATATCCTTCAATTACATCGGTTCTATCTATCCTTTCTGAGGACTTCATCAAGAAATGGAAGGACAGAGTGGGACACGATGAAGCTGAAAGAATATCTAAAAGAGCAAGTAGAAGAGGAACTGAGGTTCATGAAATCATCGAAAAGTATTTGGATAATAGGTCTGATTATAGTAATGGATATTTTCCTCATATAATAGAAAGTTTTAATAGTATTAAACCTGTATTGGATAACATCAATGAAATATATCTTCAAGAATGTGCTTTATATTCTGATCATCTTGGGCTCGCTGGGCGGGTTGATTGTATTGGAAAGTATGATTCTGAATTGGCTGTCATAGATTTTAAGACGTCAAAGAAACCAAAAAAGAAAGAATGGATTTCATCCTATTTCATGCAATGCTGTGCCTATGCTATTATGTGGGAAGAAAGGACAGGTATACCCATTACCAAATTAGTGGTACTTATTGCAGTTGATAATCATGAACCTCAAGTATTCATTGAACATCGGGATAATTGGGATAAACAATTAATAGAAACCATAGGTAAGTATAGAGAACGGGCCGGAGAATGCTAGAATATCTTAAATGCTTTATATTATCGCTATATCAACCAAGAGCTGGGGAAATATATAGGGAAAATCTCACTAAAAAAGATCTGGCAGGTATGAGTAAGGAAGAATTAGAGGATCTTGGCATACAATTATTTGATGTAGATATTGATAGAAGGAGGAAACATTCACATTTAGTTGAAAAAATATGGGAATTAATTGAAAAAAAGTTGAAATAAAGGTTTACAAGTCCTCTATACTATGGTACAATGAACTATAAATTAAATAAATGGAGGAAATATTATGATTATAGATAAAGGTGATATGATTGTTATTGAAAGAGTTATTGATAAACTTTCAAAGGAAAATCTAGATTTGGAATTGGAAGTGGCTAAGGATATTGTCAGAGAAATGAAAGAGGATGAAATCGAGATCGATGATGATAACCTCTACGAATATGCTTTCGATGCCCACATGTCTTCTATTGATTATTAATGAAATATTTAATATTATTATTGATCTCCACTCCAGTTTTAGCGGATTATACCGATTCAGAGGTAGAATGTCTTAGTTTAGCAGTTTATGGTGAAGCTAGAGGCGAATCCAAAATGGGTCAATTGATGGTTATGGATGTTATTAATAATAGAAGAATCTCTAATAAATACCCAAATCATATATGTGATGTAATTAAGCAAAGTCGACAATTTTCTTTTTGGAAAGGTACATACCAAGCCCCTAAAGATAAGAAGACATATAATGATATAAAGGATTTAACGGAAGAGTATATTTCAGGTATATGGGGAATGGGATTAAATGGTATATCTAAAGGATCTATGTGGTATCATGCTGATTATATAAAGCCTAAATGGTCTAGGAAGTTAAATAAAGTATATCATATAGATAGTCATATTTTTTATAATTGAGAGGTAATTATGTATAATTGGTTATGTGTAACATTAAGTCTTATGGGTATTATGATAGCATTTGGTGCTGTTGGCTCAGAAGTATATAGTAATGGTGAAGTTTTGTTATATGGTTTAGTGGGGATATCAGCATTAGGTGCTGGTATTATTTTACATGAGTGAGGGGCAAGATTGGTTAGATATGACCAAGGAAGACTTCATTGCGAAGTATTCTGAGGGGGTATGGGATTATCACGAAAGAGATTTTTACGATCCGGAGGGACAATATACTATGAAAACGTACGAGAATACAATGAGAGATAAGTTATATAATAATGTTTGTGAGGTTGATTTTGTTAAGGTTAATGGGGAAGAGAGAAAGATGACTTGCACATTAATGGAATCTAAAATCCCAGAAGACATGAAGCCTAAAGGGAAGGGGAAGATTAAGCCATCACTCATCGCTGTTTATGATCTTAATGCAGAGGGGTGGAGATCTTTTAGAACTGAGAATGTTAAGAGATTTTCTGT